TCCACGAACTCTTCTTCGCCTATTTCACATTTCATGAATTTATCAGAGAAGTTCATGAAATGTGAAATAGGCGAAGAAGAGTTCGTGGAGCGGTACAATAGGTTAATCGAACAAGATGCTGAAAAGCACTGGGAACCAATCAGACCGCATGAGCACATATAATTTTACAAAATAACATGAGAAATAAGAGATACTTGACAAAAAACCATTATACACAAGAAATAATAACCAGTTTATTTGTAAAGTAAAGAAAGGAGTAAACGAGATGGAGAAAGCAAAAACAGCTACAATAATTCCTTTTGAAGAAGCGGCATACAAGGAACACGTAGTCGAAGCAGAAATTGTAGTTCACGGAAGCCAAGAAAAACCATATTACGAAATTAAATACAGAAAAGCTGGCAAAGCTGATTACAGCATTGGATATTCGTCTTACAATCTAGATATAGTATTTGAATTTTTAGATAAATATTTTGTATTTGATAATAAAGAGAAAAATAATTTTTCGGATAGGAGGTAGGATGAATATACGAAATCACGAACATTATAAAGATCGGACGGCACATGATGCGATTAAGGCAGCGGATAAGCCGCCTAATGCTGTAAGAGAGACGATTGAGAATATGAGAAGAGAAGCAAATAAAAGAGGATTTGAAGTATTTGGACGGATTAAACTCAGAGACATGAAAACAGGCAAGATTTATAGATAGCAGGAAAGAGGTGATTCCATTGGAAAAGTCAGTCCTGATCCAGTATTGCGATATGCAAGCGGAGATAAAAGAGCTGAGGAGGCTCGTAAGAATGACAGAAGAAAGGCTAGGGAAGATTGAGCAAGAAGGAGCGGTGAGCGATGTAGTAAGTGGAGGGATGGGAGGAATACAGCATTTTACAGTTGAAGGTTTTCCGGTTCCAGAACATGGAAAGGTAAAGCAATTACTGATATCGAGGCGGCAACGCTTGAGGATGAAAGAGGAAGAACTTCTTGAACTTACCAATCAAGCAGAAGAATACATAGAATCTATCGAAAAAAGCGAACTTCGCATCATGTTCCGCCTGTACTATATCGAAGGATTGACTTGGGCACAAGTAGCTTACAGAATGAATAATCTATTTCCCAAAAGAAAAGTAACTTACACTGAAGAGAATTGCAGGAAAAGAAATTTTAGATTTTTCGAAGAAAATTTAAAAATGTCCCCCAATGTCCCCTTAAAGTGTGATAAAACTTAAAGTGGAGACAGAAGAAAGCACATCCTTTTATCTTCTACTTCGTGAGATGTTTTTTGTTAGAGAGACACCCTGTATTTTGCAGGGTGTTTTTCTTATGCAATTTAACGACACAATGTACAGCACCTGCGAGCCATAGAGGCATAGGCTATGATGTTTGTTAACTTCTCCTTCGCAGGCAATAACAGATTGTCTGTTAAGGTGCTGGCATACGTGTTTTATTTTTTAGAAAAGAAGGTGACTGAGTGGCAATAACGGAAAAGCAGAAAAAATTTGTAGAAGAATACCTGATTGACTTAAATGCCACTCAGGCAGCGATTAGAGCAGGATATAAAGCAAAAAATGCACAGAGAGCAAGTGAAATAGGATGTCAACTACTCCAGAAAACTCAAGTTTCAAATGAAGTTGCGAAGCGAATGGCGGAGCGGTCAAGACGAACAGGAATCAATGCGGATAGAGTTTTGATAGAATTGGCAAAGATAGCGTTCGCGAATGCTGATGATATTATAGAGTCCAAAGATGCAACATTAAAAGAAAATGCATCAAGAGATGATTTAGCAGCAATACAGTCGATAAAGGTAAAAACATTTGGTGAAGATGGAGTAGAAAGAGAGATTAAACTTGCTGATAAACTAAAGGCATTAGACATGCTTGGAAGACATCTAGGCATGTGGAATGATAAGTTACAGGTATCTGGCATGGAAGAAGAGCAAAAGAAACTTGCAGACATTCTACAGCAATTGCGTGGTGATGGCTAGTGAGTAAGGAACGATTAGTGCTATCGGAAAAGTATAAAGCGTTCTTAAAATGCGATGCACCAGTTGAGTTCTTAGAGGGAACTACAGCGGCGGGCAAAACGACAGTGGGGTTATTCAAGTTCATGTGCAAAGTTGCTGAGTCCCCCAAAAAGCTCCACATTTTAGCCGCAGATGATACTGGAACGGCAGAAAAGAACATCATCAACAAAGACTTAGGAATTTTAGATGATTTTGGTATCTTAGTAGAATACAACGGCTCAGGAACAAAAGATGATAAGATTCCGCATTTGTTATTTCATTCGCCAAACGGAGATAAAGTTATCTATGTTCTCGGATATGGAAACAAGAAGAAGTGGAAGAAAGCATTAGGCGGGCAATATGGTTGCCTATACATAGACGAAATTAACACGGCAGACATAGAATTTGTCCGAGAGTCTTCTATGCGATGCGACTATCTTATAGCAACGCTCAATCCGGACGACCCCGGACTTGATGTGTATAAAGAATATATAAACTGTAGCAGACCACTTCCTGAATGGGAAGATAGCACACCAAGAGAAATTAAAGATGAATTAAAGGAAGAACCAAAGCCCGGCTGGGTCCATTGGTTCTTTTCTTTTGACGATAATGCCGGACTTCCGGAAAAGAAAAAGCAACAGATTATCCAGAACACTCCAAAGGGCACGAAGATCTGGAAAAATAAGATTGAAGGTCTGAGAGGAAAAGCAACAGGCCTTGTATTTAGTATTTTTAATAGAGCAAAACATGTAAGAACGAAAGAATGGACAAAACAATTTGTACAAAAGAGAGGAGAAAGAAGAAAAGAAGAATTTTTCCTATACTTTTCCGCAGCGGTAGATACTTCTTACTCGCAGAAGTCTCCGGATACTATAGCCTTTTCTTTCTTAGCAATTACAAATAAAGGCAAATGTGTAGTCCTGGATGAGAAAGTATATAACAATGCAGAATTGAATATTCCACTTGCCCCTTCGGATACAGTAAAGAATTTAATAGATTTTCTCAACAGAAATAAAGAAGAATGGGGATTGGCAAGGAATGTATTCCTTGATAACGCAGACCAGGCAACGATGCAGGAGTGGAATAAATATAAGCGCAGAAATGGCTGCATATATGTCTTAAATGATGCCTGGAAGGGAATGCAGATTATAGACCGTATCAATGCACAGCTTGGCTGGATGGCATTTGACGAAAACGCAGGAATAGAGCCATGCTTTTATGTACTTGACACCTGCACAAACTACATTCACGAGATGGAAATTTATAGTTGGAATGAAGAGAAAGACAATACACCAGAAGATGGACATGATCACATGGTTAACTCAGTACAATATGCCTTCATACCATATCAGAGTAAAATTTATAGAAAGGAGGGAAAATAAAAAATGAATTGGTTTCAAAATTTTGTTGCAAGACTGCTCAACATAATACCGGCGCGAGATAGGAGCATTACAATCCGAGAAGCACATACCTTCCGGGAAAATGTAATCAAAAATAAGCTCTGGTATCAAGGGGACAGTGCAGAACTAGAACAATTTTTTAAGAAAACAGCAAGATGGGATGTAGAAAAAGCGAGGTTCTGGGCGGCACATGCACAAGGAACAATCAGAAAGATGCATAGTGGTATCGTTGCTACAGTAGTAGACAGATACAAAGACATTGTACTTGCCGATTTGGACGCAATAGAATTTGGAGAAAACGCAACCGCATTGGATGAATTATGGAAGGAGTTATATCAGAAAGCGGAATTAAATGACGTAATCGGAAAAGCGATAACAGGGACGCTGGCTGCTGGTGATGGTGCGTTTAAGATTAGTGCCGATGAGTGCAGCCCATATCCTATTGTAGAGTTTTATGATGCAGAAGACGTAGATTATGTCTATATTCATTCTACACTTCGAGAGATTAAGTTCTATACCACCTATAAAAACGGTAATAAGGATTTAAGATTGGAAGAAACCTATGGCTTTGGCTATGTCAGATATAAATTATATGATGACAGAGGAAAAGAAGTACCAATGAGTACACTACCGGAAACAGCACACTTGATTGATTTTGGGATAGAAGGAGATTTAATGTTAACTGTTCCGATGAGGATTTTAAACTCTGCCAAATACAAGAATCGAGGGAAAGCATTATTTGATAGCAAAACAGACGTTTTAGACGGTCTTGACGAGGTAATCAGTCAGTGGATGGATGCAATCCGTATGGGACGAATTAAGAGATATATCCCAGATAGCTTGATTCCAAGAGACCCAGAGACAGGCGAACTCATGCCTGCGAATCCGTTTGATAATGACTTCATTGCAATAGGTGATGATATGTCGGAAAAGTCAAATAAGCAGGTGGAAATCTCCCAACCACAGATTTCTTACGAAGCTTATGTAAACAGCTATGCAAGTTTTTTAGACTTAGTTCTTCAAGGCGTTATATCACCGTCCACACTTGGAATCGACTTAAAAAAGACCGATAATGCAGACTCGCAAAGAGAAAAAGAAAAAATCACGTTAGAAATCCGAGGAAAGATTGTGGATACTTTGAATAAGGTTCTTCCACAGCTTTTTACAGCGGTTCTGCAATGTTATGACCTTATGTGTGGAAAAACACCAGGAGAATATGAACCGACTGTAAAATTTGGAGAATATGCTTCTCCTGACTTTGGCACAACGGTGGAGACTGTAGGTAAAGCGAAACAATACGGTGTGATGAGCCTAGAAACATCCGTGGACCAGCTCTACGGAGATAGCTGGACGCAAGAAGAAAAAGATGCAGAAGTAGAACGGCTAAAGGCAGAACAGGGAATTCAGGAAATAGAAGAACCTGGTGTGAATTTAGAAGTAGGAGACTTTAAAGCAAATCTGGAAGGTGGTGAGGGTGATGAAGGTAAAAGTGGCGAACAGAATGTACCAGATGAACAGGAAGGAATATAAAGGACTTCTCAAAGTAGCAAAAGAGCAGGTTCTATTTGGAATATATGCTCTTGAGAAAGCAGATTACGCAGAATTAAGATGCGATAAATGTGATAGTATCACACAGTTAAAAGAACTTACGCGACAGTTTAGAAAACAGGGCTTTAAGGTATATTCAAATGGCAAAGATAAACACAGAGTATGATGTTGGATCAGCATTTGAAGCAATAGAGGAAGAGTTGATTTCTTCAATGATTCGCAACATGGAGCGGCATAAGCTGGAAGAGATTGAAGAGGACAAACAATGGTCCATGTGGCAGGCGGAACAGTTAAAGGCATTGGAAAAGTACCGGAAACAAAATAAAAAGAAATTCGGGAAAGAGTTTAAGGAAATCAACAAAAAAATAGACCGTCTAATTCTTGGAGCAAACGAAGATGGACAAATGGACCAGGAGGCGGAGATTTTAAAGGCGATTAAAAAGGGATTTCCAGCTAAAAAAGTTTCTCGTGGCGGTACGGCAGAATTTTTTAAAGTAAATGATAGAAAACTCAACGCACTACTTGAGGCGACATCTTCCGATATGCAGAAAGCAGAAAGTGCTGTTTTGAGGCGGGCAAACGATCAATACCGCAAGGTTATATTTAATGCACAAGTTTATGCTAACACTGGTGCAGGAACATACGAGAAGGCAGTAGACATGGCAACAAAAGACTTCTTAAGTGCGGGAATTGACTGCATAGAATATGCCAACGGAAGCCGTCATACGATAGCGGATTATGCAGACATGGCGATCAGAACAGCTTCTAAGCGGGCGTATTTGCAAGGAGAAGGCACAAAGAGACAGGAATGGGGTCTACATCTTGTTATCATGAATAAACGTGGTTGTCCTTGTCCTAAATGTTTGCCGTTCGTAGGGAAAATCATGATTGATGATGTGTGGAGCGGTGGCAGCAGCAAGGATGGGAAATATCCATTGATGTCTAGCGCCATAGCGGCCGGTCTATATCATCCACGTTGCAGAGATGTTCACACCACCTATTTTCCCGGTATCACTACTGTGGATCCGAAATACAATAAGCAAGAGATTACTGATATTGAGGATACAGCGAAGCGGGAAGCTAAACAGCAATATGCAAAGCGTCAGGAAAAGAGATTTGAAAGACTGGCAAAACATTCGCTAGATTCTGAAAATCAAAGAGCGTATAAGAAGAAACAAAAAGACTGGCAAACAGTTATAAAACAAGAAGAAATCGAAGATGTAAAGAGTCAGCTTAAAGATTTGGAAAAACAGTTTGACGATATTACGGAAGGCTATTCATATGATGACTTTATGAAAGATTTCGAGTCTGTTGAGGAGGGATTTGAAGGTGCTAGTGAGGAAGAGATTAAAAGAGCCAAAGAAATAGATAAAAAAATCAAGTCATTAAGGGAAAAAATAAATTCTGAGAAACAAGTTTCAAAGAAAATGGTTCGCACAAAAGAAGAATCAATACAGGCATTCGAAGGCTTGGGCATAGATTTCAAGGATAATTCAACTGGCATATCAGATGCAACGTTGAATAAATTTGTTGAGTTTGCCGAGAAATTTGAACAAGAACATTCAGGGTATTTTGTTAAGAATAAATTGCAATTAAAATCTCTTTCTGTTGTTGATGATTTAAGCGAAAATGGGGTAACGGCGGCCGGCGCGTACTATAGCGATTCGCAATCAATTAAACTTATGAAAAAGGCAATAGAAACAAAACCGACTTCTAAATTATTTACTTATTCGAGGTCAGATGATTATGAAATGCATTTCTTCGCTCATGAATACGGTCATTATATAGCCGATAGCTTGTCGAAAAAACTTTCAATCACAGATTATGATATTATTCAAAAAAGCTTACTTAAGTATTTCGATGGTGATATATTTAAAACGAAAACAAGTAATCTAGTGGATGTTCTAGGGTCATATGGTAGCGAAAATGCACAAGAAGCATTTGCAGAAGCATTTGCAGAAGCGTATACATGTAAAGAACCAGGAAGATTTGCAAGTATATTCAAAGAAGAGTTAGAAAAAGTACTAGATGTTAGTCTTGAAAAGAAGGCTACATCTGATATAATGGTATCAGGAGCAAGAATTACAGATATCTTTAGCAAAGAAGCTGACGAATTTGCAGAAATGTACTACAAAGAGATTCGCAGTTTTTCAACAGATGCCAAAAAGATAGCGGGAAACCTTAACAAGAAAGAATCTGATATCAGGAAGATTAAATCATATCTTTTTGAAGATAAATCATTACTGGATACCGATACCGGAGAATGGAGACGGTTTGACCCAGATTGTGCAATAGCTCAGAGTTGGCAAAGACTAATGATTGGTAAAGATATTAAACCACATGACAAAACCTTGATTGAACATGAACTTCTTGAAATGAAAATAAAGAAAGAAAATCCAAATATGGAACATTGGAAAGCCCATGAGATAGCTTCAGAAAAATATGATTACCCGAAGGAGGCGACAGAGTATTATGGTAATCTTGAAAAACATAAAAAAAACAAATGATGCCATATCGGCGGACTATTATCCAGAGGGGAAGGAACCTAAAGGATTTATGAAGATGAAAGATGGCAAAATTGTCGAACATAATAATACAAGTTCGTTTGCAGCGGCACATGTTCGAAGAGAATTAAAACGTCTTGCAAGACTGGATAACCCGCCAAAAGAAAAAACAATATTATGGTACTAATACCACCTGTCATTTCTGACTGGTGGTATTTTTATACCCATTTTTAAGAAAAGGAAGGTAAGAGACATGAAAAAGTATGTTGGAACAAAAGTAGTTGAAGCAAGACCAATGACAAGAGGAGATTACAATAACTACAGAGGTTGGCAGATTCCAGTGGACGAAAATCCAGAGGATGCAGGCTACCTTGTCAAGTATAGTGATAGTTATGTAAGCTGGTCTCCAGCATATGCATTTGAAGCGGCTTACAGAGAATATGATAAGAATAAACTTCTGGTGACAGCAGTGGATATGATGAGCGAAGATTACAAAGAGCGTTTCAAAGCAGAATATAAGCAGTTAGAGATTCGCTTTGATGGATTAAGAAAAATGCTTAAGAAATGGGATGAGGGAACGCTTGCCTTTGAACCTACTTGCCCGCGCAGCACCTACAATATGCAGCTTAAAGCCATGGCAGATTATATGGCGGTACTTGAAGCGAGAGCAGTAATGGAAAATATAGACTTAATGGTTTAATTGCGCCGGCACAATGAAAGGAGAATGAAACGATGAAAAAGAAGATTTTATTAGCAGTAACAGCGGTAATGTTAGCTTCAGGAGCATTAGTGGGGTGCACAGAAGCAAGTAAGGTATCCAATAACGTCTCACAGGAAGCAGACAACTTTAACGTTCTAAGAAGATTTGCGGTTATTAACACCAGAACAGACAAAGTAGAGTTTGAACTTGTCGGAGCCTTTTCCTTAGATGCTTCCGATAGCAAGAAAATCAGCTTAATCTGCGAAATGGAAGACGGGACTTACAAGAAACAGATTATTGGTTTAAACAGGGACTCTATGTATGTGATTGAAGATTTAGGAGGTGCAAAGGTAAACAAATATAAGTACGAAGTGAATTATATTCCAGAATCTATTGTACCGTTTACAATTACAAACAAGAAATAGGAGGCTGAGATGAAAATTAAAGTAACACATGATTTTAAAGATGCAGAGGAAGACTTGAAACTTCGCAAAAAAGGTGAAGTTTATGAGGTGGCAGAAGACAGAGGAAGATACCTGATTAACTTTAAGGTTGCAAAAGAGGTAAAAGAAAAGAAAGGCGGTGATCCAGAGTCTCCCGATAAGATGCCGGGTTAAGCATCTTATTTTTGTGTCCGAAATGACAGGAAACTAGCAGAAAGGAGTATAAGATGAGAAAAGAAGAATTTGAAGCACTCGGTATTGAAAAGAGTTTGGCAGAGAAAGCAGCAGAAGCTTCAAAAAAGGAACTGGAAGGCTATGTATCAAAAGAGAAATACGATGCAGAACAGCAGAAATGCACACAGTTAGAATCTACGGTAAGTGACTATGAGAAGCAGTTAGATACTTTGAAAGCGGCGGCGGGAAACAATGAAGAGTTAAAGCAGCAGATTACAACTCTCCAGGAGCAGAATAAGCAGAAAGATGCAGACTACAAAAAAGAATTAGACGCATTAAAAATGACAAATGCAATTAAAATGGCTATAGCAGCGACAGCACAAGATAGCGATCTTGTTGCTGGACTGGTAGACCGCAACAAATTAATCTTGAGTGATGATGGAAAGATTACAGGTTTAGATGAACAGTTAAAAACCATCAAAGAGAGTAAACCGTTTTTATTCAAACAGGAGGGGCCAAAACCTTCCGGAAAAAAAGGATTCTTCCCGCTTGGACCCAAAGAAAAAGGGGGCGAAGGCGAGAAAGGGCAGGTTTCAATGAAAGAAGCGATTGCAGCAAGATTAAATTTAGGCACAGAAGGAAAGGGTGAATAATATGGCAGTTACATTAGAAGAGGCAAAGAAAAATGTACAGGATGATCTCCAGATGGGGGTTATTGATGAATTTCAAAAATCAAACTGGATTTTAGAACACATCACATTTGATGATGCAGTGACACCGACAGGCGGTGGAGCAACGCCGTCTTACAGCTATACAAGATTAAAGACACAGCCAACGGCAGCATTTCGTGAAATCAATAAAGAATATGTACCAAGTGAAACAACAAAAGAACGCCACACAGTAGAGATTAAAGTCTTCGGTGGCGCTTACCAGATTGACCGTGTTATCGCGAACATGGGCGGAATTGTAAGCGAGGTTGAGCTTCAACAGGCTCAGAAGATTAAGGCGGCACAGGCATTATTCAATGATACATTTATTAATGGAGATTCCGCAAAAGACACAAAAGCTTTTGACGGTCTTGACAAAGCTCTGACTGGCAGCAGTACAGAATACAATATAGCAGGGACGATTGATTTATCTACATCGGAACTGGTAACGAAAAATTATCAGTATTTTCTTGATATGCTCGATGAATTTCTTGGCGGTCTGGATGGCAGACCTTCGTTCATTGCAGGAAATAACAAATTAATTTCTAAGATTCGAGCATGTGCGCGCCGGGCAAGCATGTATCAGGTAACACAGGATAACTGGGGTAATCAGGTAGAAAGTTATGGAGGTATCCCATTTGTTGATATGAAGACAAAAGCAGGAACAAATGAGGAAGTAGTCCCTATTAAGTCAGAGGATGGTACAACTTCCCTCTATGTTGGACGCTTAGCATTGGATGGACTTCATGCGGTTTCTTTTGCAGGGGTAGCACCGGTGCAGACCTGGCTTCCTGACTTTTCTACTGCCGGAGCAGTAAAAACCGGAGAAGTAGAAATGAATGCAGCGATTGCATTAAAAACATCCAAGGCAGCGGGCGTATTCAGAAATATTAAAGTAAAATAGGAGACATATAATGAAAGTTTATAGTCCAAATAAGGAATATACAGGAATCTCTGCTTCCGTTCCCTTTTGCAACGGAACGGGGGAGACAGATGACCCTCACTTAATTGAATGGTTTAAAGAACATGGGTACACAGTGGAAGAACCAATGAAAGCAGAGGTTCCAATGGAAGAGGCAGTAGAAGAGGTTCAAACCGAAACTCCAGCACCAAAAGGAAAACGCGGTAAAGCGTAAGGTGAACATATGGCATATAAATCATATGTAAATGCGGATTATTACCTGAACAGGTATGAGGGCGACATAATCCCTGAAGAGGAGCTCAGCAAAGCTCTCAAAAAAGCTTCAAGACATATTGATTCCCTGACTTATAATCGTATCGTAAGTCAGGGCTTTCTTAATCTGACAGAATATCAGCAAGACATCATAAAAGAAGTCATATGCGAACAAGCAGACTTTGAATACGAGAATGCCGATGAAATTAATATGATCTTATCTAGTTACAGCATCAATGGAGTATCAGCAAGCTTCGGAAGCAGTTGGAACGTCTACACCGATAAAGGCGTGGCGATGAAAAGAGATACCTATGCTTTGTTGTCGCAGACGGGTCTATGCTGCAGGTTAGCGAGGTGAGAGGATGAAATATCCATGTTTAGTAAAAAAGAGCTTGTGCAAGACAGACGTTACCTGTGAATTTGAAAGAGAGGGCTTAAACCAGTATGGAGAACCTCTCGAAACGATAAAGTTCATGGGTAAATGCAACTATCAGGATAAAGCCAGAACAGTACTGACAACAGAAAAGAAGACGGTACAGGTTACAGGCACAGCACTGTTTCCGGGCGATATCTGCCCGGAACTTCCAGTTATCTCTAGTGGAACTGCGACAATCTTCGGAGCAAAAAGAAGAATCGAACAGGGAAGAAAAGCTCGCAACCCGGATGGAAGCGTTAATTATACAGAGGTGACACTGGTATGATGAAAGTAAGTTCTGTAATAAGATTGAATCTTCCAAAAATCAGAGAATTGACGGATGCACAAGTAGAAGCCTTAGAACAGACGGCAGAAGCATTACATACAGAAGTGATACAGGCGGAGATTATGCCTCGCGATACTGGAAATCTTCAAAATGAATCCACTTTTGTAGATACGTCCAAAAGTAAGCAAGGAAAAGTTTCGCTAGTATCCAGTACTCCATACGCCCGCCGCTTGTATTTTCATCCAGAGTATCATTTTCAAAAGTATGAGAATGCTTTTGCGAGCGGTAAATGGTACGAACCCTGGATTGATGGGGTATCTGCTGATTTTTGTAGGGAAGCATATAAAAAGATTTATAAGAGGTTAACAGACGTATGACACTTGCAGATGTAAGAGATTATATCGCATCTTTAAACTTAACAAAAGAAGTATACATGGGGAAACTTCCAGATAAACCGGAACAGTCCATAGGAGTTTACAACAGCAAGCATCAGTATCCACCCCACAGAACCCTTGGAGGCCCAGACTGGCAAGGATACGGGATAAAGCACGTAACTTTGCTTGTGCACTGGAATAAGTCGCCCAGAGATACAGAAAAGGCAGCAACAGCCTTATTTGACGCAATAAATGTTGTAAGAGATGCGAAAATAAACGAAACAACAATAAAATTTATACAGACACTTTATGATTTACAAGAGATTGGAACAGATGATGCTGGTGTTTATGAATATGTCATTGAAGCGGCTGTTATTTATGAAAAGGAGGTAAAAAATGAGCGGTAAAGCGACAAATGTATTCCCGGTCTTAGATAATAAGTTCAAGGCGGGAGCAGCGAAAGAATCAGCAACCATGATTGCAGATATGGAAAGTTTTTCAGTGGCGTTTTCAAATGGAGTACAGACATGGACTCCAATGGACCAGGAAGGCTGGCAGAGAGGATTAATGACAGCAAAAGCAATCACAATTACCCTGAGCGGCAAGCGAAACATCGGAGATGCAGGTAATGATTTCGTAGCCGGAAAAGCGTTCAAAAATGGACACGATGCAGAAGGATATTTTGAGTGGGAAATGCCGGACGGAACAAGTATCTCCTGGACAAATGCAATCTATGACGTAAAGAATTGCGGTGGTGGCGGAAGTACCGATGTTGGTCCGTTGGAATTTGACACAATTAGTAACGGAAAACCAACGATTACACCAGCTTTATAGAAAGGAAAACAATGGCAAAAAGAATTGATATTACAGACAAACTGTGTTTTGAAGAAAATCCAGTTTTGGAAATCGGAACATTGGACGTAGAAGTAAAAGCAGATGCGGAAACAATGCTTCGTCTGATGGGAGTGTTCTCAGAGAAGACAGAACTTGAAGCAGTAGGAGAAGCATTAAATCTGATATTTGCACCAGAAGACGTGGAAGCTATTTGCAATCTTGAAAGAAACGGAAGAAAATTGTCCGCAAAATCGTTAATGACAATTGTAGAATCCGCAATGTCTTTGGTAATGGGAGACGAACAGGGAGAGTAGTGACCCGTACTATGATTTGATAGAAGACTTTTCGTTGATTATTTCTTCCTTTCAATCACAGTACGGGATTCGTTTATCCAGAGAACTTCCGGCCGGAATGAAATGGGATGAATTTAGAGACCTCCTGATTGGCCTTGGACCGGATACGGCACTTGGTAGAGTTGTAGCAATCCGGGCAGAAGACAGGAAGGAATATCTTGAAAACTTCACCCCAGAACAACACCGAATCAGAAATGAATGGCAACGGAAGCGAGCAAAATATTTAGCTCAGACAATAACAAAAGAACAGATGAATAATACAATGAACATGTTTAAAACAGCATTTTTAAGCATGGATGGATTAGGAAGTGATTAAAAATTGAAAGAAAGAAGATAAAATGTCCTTACTGTGGACACGAACAAAAAATTCAGTACGCCCCGGATGCAAAATGCCGGGGCGTATTTTTCAAGTGTCAGGCAAGACACTGTAAAAAGATATTTGAGATAAAGATTAATCCGGGCAAGTAGTGCCATGTGCCGATGCCTTTTAAAAAGGTGGTGGTATTATGGCGGCTACAAGCGTAGGCGAGATTGGACTTGACCTGGTCGTAAATCAAAATCAATTTAAAACACAGATGGCAGGAATCACTGGACTTGCTAAAAAAGCCGGTATGGCTTTAGCTGCCGCTTTTTCGATTAAAAAAGTAGTAGATTTCGGAAAGTCTTGTTTAGAACTTGGCTCTGATTTAGCAGAAGTTCAGAATGTAGTTGATGTTACATTTCCGTCTATGACGGCACAAGTTGACAAATTTGCACAGAGTGCAGCTAAAAGCTTTGGATTGTCAGAAACGATGGCAAAACAGTACACTGGTACATTTGGGGCGATGGCGAAAGCTTTTGGTTTTACGGAAAAACAAGCCTATGATATGGGAACCACTCTCACGGGTCTGGCGGGCGATGTGGCATCATTTTACAATATCAGTCAGGATGAAGCCTATACGAAGCTGAAAAGCGTCTTCACAGGTGAGACAGAGTCTTTGAAAGACTTAGGCGTTGTAATGACACAGACCGCCCTGGATGCATATGCAATGGCAAATGGTTTTGGCAAGACAACGGCTCAGATGAGCGAAGCAGAAAAAGTAGCTCTAAGGTATGCATTTGTTCAAGATCAGTTGACAGCGGCAACAGGAGATTTTGCACGAACTTCTGATTCGTGGGCGAATCAGTGTCGTATCATGAAATTGCAGTTTGATTCCTTAAAAGCCAGTATCGGACAGGGGCTAATTAATTTATTTACTCCTGTTCTTCGAGTTATTAACACAGTCATTGAACGACTGACTGTATTAGCGAGTGCATTTAAGAGCTTTACCGAACTCATAACAGGAAAGAAATCCAGTACGCAGCAAATAGCAGGCGCGGCCAACGCCGCAAGCGCAGGAATGGATAATGCAGCAGAATCCGCGGATGATACAACGAAGTCAATAAATAAAGCGGCTAGTGCTGCTAAAAAAGCGGCAAAAGAAATGCGTTCCCTGATGGGATTTGACAAGATTAATAAACTCGATAAAAAGACAGACAGTTCAACTTCCTCTAATGGAAATGCAGCTCCTTCAACAGATTTTGGAAGTTTGGCGCAAGGCGACACTGTAATTGATAAAACGGACAAGAAAATGCAGGGATTAATCAACCGTTGCAAAGAACTTGCAGATTTATTTAAAAAAGGTTTTCAGATCGGATTTGGAGATTCTGATAAGAAAATCGATTCGATAAACACCAGTATTAAAAATATTGGAAAGAATCTCAAAGAAATCTTTACGGATCCAGCAGTTGTTCGTGCGGCGAATGAATGTGCAAATTCCATCGCACTTGCATTTGGAAAGATTGCAGGTTCTTTTGCCCGAATTGGTATTACCATTGCCGATAATATCATTGGTGGCGTAGATAAATATCTCGAGAAAAGTAAAGGTTATATCAAAAAGAACCTCATATCTATTTTTGATGTAACTGGTGAAATTGCAGACTTATCTGGTGATTTCACGGTTGCTATTGCAGATATTTTTGACGTTTTTTCAAGTGATGATGCAAAAGGAATAACAGCTGATATTATCGGTATTTTTGCAGATGGCTATCTTGGAGCAACAACTGTTGGCCTAAAATTTGTAAGAGATATTGAAAAACTTATTGTCACACCTGTTACGCAGAATGTAGATAAGATAAAGGCTGCGTTTGAAAATATCTTAACACCAATCCGAATTGTATTAGATACGATTCATCAATCTGTAAAAGATACTTTCACAAAAATAAATGCTGTATATGACGAGCATATAGAACCACTATTTGATTCTATCACAGAGGGTATATCTGAAATCGTTGGAACATTACTTGATGGATTTAACACTTATATAGCCCCTGTTTTGAAAAAGTTAGCAACAAGTTTTGATACAACGTGGAAAAAACATATACAACCAGCTCTGGACGGTATTATTGATTTACTTGGTAGTGTTGCTGATTTAGTAAAAGTACTCTGGAAAAATATTTTACAACCATTTATAAACTGGGTTGTTGAAAATATTATGCCGATTTTAGCCCCTATCATTAAGGGGTTAGGAGATAAATTTTTAGATTTATTAACTATAACATCGAACGCAATAAAAGGTATTACTAAAGTACTTAAAGGGTTAATTGATTTTCTGACCGGAATATTTTCCGGCGACTGGCAGAGAGCATTCAGTGGATTAAAACAGGTAGTAAGTGGGTTCAAAACTACATTTAGTGCAGCATGGAAATTCATAAAAGAAAATACTCTTAGTGGTATGTTATCACACCTAACTGGTGTGTTCGCTCCATCGTGGAAAGCATCTTTTAAGATACTAAAATCCACGTCTGAGGAATTAAAGAGTAAACTGAAAAATGTTTTCAGCTCTGGCGAAACTTATTTTGATGAAATTATTACTTTCGTGAACAATAAATTCTTAAATAAGTGGACAAAAGCATGGAGTAGCATTAAAAACACTTTCACGAATGTATTTAATGGATTAGGTTCTCTTGCTAGAAAACCGTTAAATTCTATTATTGCAGCATTTAACTCGGTAATCAAAACAATCAACTCTTTAATTGGAAAAATCAATAGTATTAGATTTTCGATTAATGTCCCCGACTGGGTTCCGGGTTTCGGTGGAAGTTCATGGGGCTTCCGTGGTTTTAGCATCCCTAAGATGTCTTATGTGCCAGCATTAGCACAGGGCGCATACGTAAAACCAAACACACCACAGCTTGCTATGATTGGCGACAATATGCATCAAGGCGAGTTTGTAGCCCCAGAGGGTAAATTAAAAGAAATGGCAAAACAAGCCGTCAGAGAAGCCGGAGGCAGCGGAGTAACAAAAGAAGAATTAGAATCTATCGTCAATAGGGCGGTAATGAGAATTGTAACTGCACTGGCGGAAATGGGATTCTACATTGATTCAGAGCAAGTAGGCAGAGCAACACAAGCGGCCCGCACAGCAGCAGACCGTAGATTTAACGCGGTGGAGGTAGGGTGATGGCGAAAAGAATCATATGGTCAGGAAGTACTACCCTTCCTGCACCAACAAGTCTTTCGGTAAATGATGAAATCATATGGTCATCTGACACAGGAAGAACACTCTCAGGTCGCATGGTCGGAGATCCGGTAGCACAAAAAAAGACCGTATCCCTTAAGTGGGAATATTTAACGGAAGCAGAAGAAAAGATTATAAAAAATACTCTGGTTCCCGGATACTTCCCGGTATCTTTTCGCGATGATGGGATAGATATTACAATTGAAATGTACCGAGGAACATTAAGCAAGGAACAGCTTGGATGGCTCTCGGGTATCTTTTATTACAAAAGCATTTCGGTAGATATAGTACAGAGGTGATGAAATGATAAATACATCAGCCGAATATAAAAAAACAATATTAAAAAATAGAGTTTTGCATCATGAAACAAAAATAGAGTTCACAGATGGGACCGTTATTACAGCGCAAGACGCAGACCTATATACATTTAAGATTTCCGATAATACATCAAATACAAATAGTTTTGACATTGGAGCAGCTATTGCAAAACAGTTAGAAATCAAGATAGATAACATAGAGGGGGCTTATAGCGAGCGTAACTTTTCGGGAGCGAAGATTACGGCCAGAGTCGGACTTGAATTATCAGAAACAACAGAATGGCTAAAAAAAGGAATTTTTTACGCAGAACCTGGAACACTTTCAGGAGATACGGTAAGTGTCACAGCTCTCGACAGTATGACAAAATTCGATAAGTCATATACAGAAAGCAAATTGCAGTATCCGGCCACGCTTGGTCAGATTGTAAGAGATGCCTGCAATGCTTGCAATGTGTCTATGTCAGCAGATATAGCCTCTTTTCCTCAGAATAACTTTGTCGTAACTGCCAGACCCTCAGATACATCTTTAACTTTTAGGCAGGTTCTCCAGTATGTCGGAGAAATTGCCTGCTTATTTTTTAAAATCAATGAAGATGATAAGTTAACGGCGAGTTGGTACAATACATCTCTTTTGGAATCTGAAAACATCAAAGAAAATGCACAGACTGTAAAGGTAGAGGATTACACAGGGACAATAGAAACAGATGACGTAGTAGTGACAGGTATAAAAGTTGTAGAAGAAAATGCATCTGATTCAGATACAGAAAAAAGCGAAACAGAATATTTCTACGGAGCAAAAGGATATGTCTTAGAAATCAAAGAAAACAAATTAATTCAAGACAGAAAAGGAGCTTCCGTAGCTGAGTTCGTAGGCAAAAAACTTAACGGTCTTACATTTAGGCCATTAACAATAAAATGCCAGGGAGACCCTGCGGTAGAGGCCGGAGATATAGCTGTAGTTACAGACCGAAAAGGAAAAGAATATAAGACGATCCTTACAGGAGCAACATATACGGCAAAAGCTCTACAGGAATTGCTGTGCGGGGCGGTATCACCAGAGCGCCTCTCATCAACGAGATACAGTAAAGCAACACAGGTCTATAGAGAACTAAGAAAAACTCTGACACAACAGCGGTCAGAATTTTCAAAGGCACTTGAAGATTTGCAAGGCGCAATGAATGAAAAGCAAGGACTGTATCCTATTTCAGAGAAACAGGAAGATGGAAGTAGTATTTTATATTTTTGCGATAAACCTACCAGGAAAGAATCTAAAGTAGTGATTGAATTAAATGCAAAAGGTTGGGGAATGTCAACGGACGGAGGTGAAACGTGGAATGTAGGAACATTGGTAGACGGAACAACGATAACGAAAATATTAAATACTGTGGGAATCAATGCAAACTGGATTAACACAGGAGCATTAACAGTTAAAGATGATGATGGAAATACAGTTCTTTCGATTGATGCGAATACAGGAAAACTTATAACAAAATTGGCTGAAATAGCTGGATGGAATGTCAATGAGAATGCAATTTATAAAGACGTTACAATAGATTCTAATAGTTATAGAGTGTATTTTCAACCGCCTAATACAAACAGTGGGAAAAATACATGGGTGTTTTCTATTCAGAAAAAAATTAATAATTCATATCAGGGTTTAGCAGTTATTAAAGCAGATGGTTCTATCCTTTCTTATTCAGAAGAATTTAATGTTCGAATCGAGATGAGAAACGGTGTATTAAGTTTTTACAAAGATGGTATAGAACGAGGGAAAATAAGCATTAGTTCGGATGGTAACGAATTTGTAATATATCTTACTGACCCGAATGGTGGAGCAGGTCAAGGATTAAGCGCAAGGTCTTTAAAAGAGTGTCACGGGGGTTTAGTTAGTAGATATTGGAGTAACGCATCAATAGGCACGGGTACGGATAATGATAAATGGACGGTTGTCCCGGCATTCAGTACAACAAATGATGATGATATTAAAAAATCAGGATTCATTTCGAGAAGCAATACACAAGTTATAATTCAAAAAAGGGGTGTTTATCAGTTTGTTGTAAGACTTGCAGTCAAATCTTCCAGGGCGAACAAACGATGCAATTTTGCCCCGTTTGTTAATGGTGAGAGATATTCTAGTTATACTGACACAGCATATTCCCCCGTGGACGTATGGTATACATCTTTGAAAAATTACACATTGGAGTTAGAAGAAAATGATAGGGTAGATTTTAGAGCAGCAGCTATTGAAAGTGTTTCGGTGTCATTACAAATTTATGATGTAAATATTTTTGTATTGGATTATGAGGGAAAATATTCTTTATGATGAAAGGAAATGAAAAATGAAAGTAATAACAGCATTTTTTGAAGAGGACAATTATTGCAAAGTCTCAGGTCTCTGGCAGTACGATTACGGACAAATTCTCTCGATAGAAGGATTAAATCTCCCCAAAATAGTAGAAATTCATTTTTCTTTAGATGATAAAAACGGAGACTCAATAACAAGAATAGGGCTAACGGAAAACAGTATCACGACAGTGCATATCCCAGACGCATTATTAGAAAACAACGATATTACATCAAATTATAATATGTATGCATTTATATACATCGCAGATTCCATAGAAGGTAACACGGAATACCGTATCACTATGCCGGTAAAGGCGCGCCCTAAACCAAATGTTTCAGAAAGTTCAGAAGACCCAGGAATGTTCCATGAAGTCATTGGAGCGGTTAATAAAGTAGCAAGCGAAACAGAACAGGCGAAGAAAGAAGCGGAATCATGGGCACATGGGCACGAAGAGTATCCTGATCGAGATACCGACAACGCTGCATATTATGCTTCAGAAGCAAAAAACGCAGCGAAAGAAGTACCAGGACGGGTCACAAAAGGAAAAGAAGAAATAGACAATTATGTTAAGCAGAAAGAGGTAGAACTAAAGGGAGAAACAGGAAATGTATATTTTGCAGGCTTTAGAATTGTCAAAGGACATTTAATAATGACATCGAATCCGGATGCGGACAAGATATGCTTTCGCCGCGAGGGTAGCCGACTGAAATATAGAATTGCATTGTAATCAGAAAGGGGTGAAAAAATGTCAAGTACAGAAAATAATTATCAGGATACAGACTTGGGAAATATCACGTTTAATCCACGAGGTGAATATAACTCAGAGGAGACTTATGAGTATTTAGATACTGTGTCATATATGGGCGGCTCATATATGTGCCTTGCTGAATTAGCAAAAACTATTAGTGGAATTGCGCCGGCACAAGGCGAAAATACGGATTATTGGCAGATGCTGACTCTACCAGGACAGTTAACCCCGGAAGCGGTTGCGATGCATGACGATGTAGTCAACAAGGCCAAACAGGTTGAAACATCAAGAGCAGCCGTAGAGCTGTCTCAGCAGGAAATCGAAGCCGCACAGGCAGATGTGAACCAGATGCGGCAGGATACGCAGGAAGCAGCAGAAGAAGCAGCATCTAGCCGGGATAGTGCGGCAGGGTATGCACAGTCAGCAGAAGCCTCCAGAACGGCGGCAGCGGAATCTGAACAGAATATTAACGCACAGGTAACTGGCTTTGATACACATGTTACAGAAAAAACATCTGCAGCAGAGACAGCTGTTGAAGAGGTGAGAAAGACAGCCATTAATGCAATTACGACACAGCAGGATGTGTCTACGAAAGCGGTTACGGATGAGGGAACAACACAGACAAAAATGGTCGGAGGTGCAGGCAATACAGCAGTTAGTGCTGTAGCAAAACAACAGGCAGCATCCGTACAGGCGGTAGAAGATGCTGGGACAGCACAGGTAACAGCAATTGAGAGTGCTGGTAATGAACAGATAACGGAAGTTAATAAAGCCGGCACTACGCAAGTGGGAAATGTTGAAGAAGCAGGAAATCAGCAGAATGTAATCCTTACCGAAGCGGCAGCGCAGGAATTGATTAAGTTGCAGGAAGTCGCAAAACAGTTTGCCGAAGACCATGAGCAAATTGAGACGAATAAAGGTAATATAACTACACTGACGGAGAAAAAAATCCAAGCGTGGTTTCCAGGAAAAACTACAGAGGATTCAACAATTACTACTAAAGAGAGTGCTTTAAGCGATACGGCAGGCAATACGATTCTTGACCTCGCAGGAAATGAGATCGGAACAACTGTTGAAGTAGTAGTTCCCAAACCCCCGTATTATTTGGGAGACCTTTGGATAGCTGACGATGCAATATATATTTGTACAACAGCACAAGAAACAGGGAAATTTAGATTATTCGACTGGTTAAAGATTTTAGAAAGGAAGTAATAGATTATGGCAAATTGGAAAGAATACACAACAAAAACGACACCAGAAGATGCAGATGAGATTATGATCGCTGACTCTAAAGCTAATGTAAGCAAGAGAACCCCATTCAGTGGACTGTGGAACTGGATTGCAGGCAAATTAGCAACTGCGGTAATCTCTCAGTTGGAGACTCAAAACAAGTCAATTATTCCGGCCCTTAATGAATTAAATAGTAATGTAACAATGAACACAACTTATGCATCATCAGGAGAATTACAAAATGATTGCTATATCAGAAAAATTGGTAAAATTGCCTGGATTAATTATTCTTCTGACATAAAATCCATTAAAAAAGGAGTTTGGACAAAAATTTTTGATGTCCCAGAAGAATATAAACCGTTCGCATCTACTTTTATTCCTGTGCGATCCTCTACAGGTAATGCTGTAATCCGAATAATGAACACTGGAGAAGTACAGTATTATTCCGATGGAGAAGTAAACCGTCAGGCAAATTTTCAGTTTTCAGGATGTTACTTCATAAAATAGTAAGCCTGGAAAGAACATTATCTCTATCGCAGGATGTACCGCTGCACAAACTTCTTTGTCGAACTATCTTAAAGGGAAAACGGCAAAAGTAACCTTTTTCGCTTTTTACTCTTTGACTGAGAATCCCTTTTCTTTCAATCAAGGATTTTGTATTGCTTTTAATTCTTCCGGTATAATGCAAGACAATTTATTTGTCCTTGTAGGTATTAGTCGTGACGGAAATAAAATCGAAACCAAACAAATGAATATTAAATAGTAAGGGTTCTCAGATTGTTGCGACAGGTATAAATGATTTAGATAGTCCTCCTAATGCAATAATATTGAGAACAGCAGTCAATCCCGTTGGCCTTCCTGAAAGTCTCGGCAGCAATGGGTGTATTGTTATTCAACAGAATCCGAACAATGCTTTTAACTGCCAGCTTGCTTTTTCTTTCGGAAGTGATAAGATTGCTATACGCCGAAAAAGAAATAGCAATGCTTGGTCAGACTGGAAGTACTTCTCTGCCGAATAAAATAGTAAGGGACCTCTTGCACATACTTACAGAGCCAACAATATACAAAACATCGAAATTGATATTTCGAAAGTTGAAAATGATAATGTATCTATCCCGTTTTTAGTCACCTTATGTGATTGGTCTACAGGAGAATGTTTTGCCATAAGTGGTATTTATCGTGGTAAAAGCGAACGGCAAATTCCTCACATAATATCTGACAGTCTAGGCAAATGCGAAGTTTCTTACGAAACAGGCGTTTTAAAAATTTCGCTTTCAAGACCGATGTCTTATGTTCTTGTTTATTATTAAATAGTAACGCTGTACCTAAAAAGCTTTTGTTTGAACATACGTCAATCGAGGAAACTTATAAAAAAGCTAAAGTAGGGATAAGTTTTTATAAAGCACAAGGAGCATCAGATTTTCCGCTTCCTAACCCATTAACATTAATAATTAACGTAAAGAGCGGGGAAGAATGGGGAATGCAATACGCATTGACTTCGGTAGGAAAAATCTTTACTCGTCCAGTTAACAATGGTGTTTTTACTGACTGGATTCAAGTTTAAATAGTAAGAAAATTCCTTTTACGGATGCGGATAAAAAAAGTCTTGAGAACATTTTTGTGGAAGCTCAAAAAGGTGTAAGTTTCTGGGGCGTACAAAATTCTTCGGACAACCCTCGCAAAAATATCATGACTGTTTGCCTGAATTATAAGGCCGCAACTGATTGGGGAATGCAATACTTATTTTCTGCAAGCCTTATTTATTACAGAGAAAAACGCAACGGTACATTTAGCGACTGGGTGCAAATAAAATAGTAAGGCTGCCGCCTTAATAGGTACTGCAAGGCAAAAAGATATTACTGAAATACCAATAAACGGAGCTCTGAAATTTGCACTTGTTTTTTGTGGCAATAATATGTATTTTGCAAATACCAATTCAAGTGGAACTCAAGCTTTCGTTAGAGCTGTATCAGCACCAGAAAAGACTGTAACATGCACGACTATCCGGAATAAGCTTATCATTCGAAA